ATATCCATGGATCATTGAGCCATACTAAATCTGAATTTCTTTTTCTTTTCATATCTTTTATTTCTTCTTTAGTAAGTTCTCTATCTCCATACCCACCAGTTCTCGCCATAGTTTCTGCTTGTGATAAGCCATATTTAATAATGTCATCACATAGTTTTGGTGGTATTGCAGATGTAAAATACCAATAATAATTAGATATATTCATTAATATATAGGTAGAAAACTTGTGTTAATATCTACCTCTCCATATTTTTTGTAAAGTTTTTTAATTGTATTTTCATCCACAACATCAAATCCTAATGTAATTCTTTCACCTTTATAATCATTTTTACAAACAACTTTATGGTGTCTATAAGAAGGACCTATATAAACATTTCCTATTTTATTTTTTATAGTGTATTTTTCAAAGACTGTTTCTGTATTTTTAGGGTCTATAGAAACATATCCATGAAATAAAGCATCAGGATGACTATGCCATTTTAATAATTCATTTTTTTTGTGAAAATTTAACCAACATTGAAACCATAATGGTTCTTTAGTATTAGAAAACATTCTAATTTTTTTAAAAATATCTTTAAACATTTTATAGTATTCTTTAGAACCAGTTAATAAACCTATACAATTATAATATCTGTAAAACCCTGTTGATGGTTTATTTCCATAAGTAAATTTAAAACGATTATGTGCTAAATAAGCATATCTTTTAAAATGATTTATTTTTTTATCTATGTAAGGAAGATTAAATACCATATAATCTTTAGATATATTCATAAGTTATTGTTTGAACAAAATTCAAACTATCTTTCTGTCTGTTGTTTAGATAATACATATTTGTTGATGGAAACATAATGAACATATTATCTTTTAATTCTATATCCCAACTTCTTCCTTTTCTTCTATTATCATCATAGAAGATTCTCACAAAACAGTTATTAGTTTTTACACCATAAAGTAAAGTGTAATCAGGTGAATTTCTTAAATCGACTGGATCAATATTTAATAATGGTTCTGTCTGTTGATTGGGTTTGTACATATCACCCCAAGTTCTTTTATTCACAAGTTGGAAACCATATTCTAAATTTATATGCTCACGCATATACGTATTCAACATGTCCCACGTTCTTGAAAATGGAAACTCTGAATCTGTAAATGTAGATTGTAAAATGTCGCCTGATAATTTATCTCGATCTATTTCAAAACCTTTAGGCATTGAAACATCACCGAAGTATAAAGCTTGCTCTGTTAAAACTTTCTTTTGCATACCACCACCAGATATATATTATGCTAGACTATTTGTCAAATCCCAGGCTTGAGTTTCTTCATTCCAGTTGTAACCCCATGAATGAGTTCCAGCTGTATTTTGATCTTGTTGTTCTTGAGTTAAAGCAGGTGCATCACCGATTGGAGATTTCCAAGATGCAGTTGCAATATGTTTTACCCATGAAGCATATGGTTTTTTAGGCCAGAAGATTTGATCATCTTCATCCCAAGTATAACCTATACCTGCATAGTTTCCTCTAAATGGAGTTCCACCGTTTTTATGTTGTCCGCCAGATGTGTTGTATGAAGTTTGAATCCACATTTGTGCAGGCCAATTATTGTGTTGTTCTAAATATTGTTGACCTACTGCTTCGTCTTCTACTCCATCAGCATTTAACATATTGTCATTATCAAGTGTTAATACTTGAATAACTTTTCCGTTTGCTCCTAGTTTTGCAAAATGTGCCATAATGTTTCTCCTTATATATTAATTTTAAATTTTAGTAAACACATAAATATTATTGATATTTGTATCTAATAATAACAATTCCGCTACCGCCGTTTCCACTATTTCCAGGATAACCATATGCTCCACCAGAGCCAGCTCCTTTATTTGTTTCACCTGCTGTAGTAGTACTTCCAGGAGAACTTCCTCCAGTAGTTCCACCGCCTGGTCCTCCTGGTCCTGCACTGACAGGGAAATTTTGACTAGCACCACCACCACCACCACCAGCTCTTGTAACAGATGAACCAGTAATTGATGATGAAACTCCTGAACCACCAGTACCACTTGTTGATGGACCACCATTTCCTCCTACACTTCCAGCACCGCCGCCACCACCAACAGAATAATTTGGACCAGGTATTCCTGATCCACCATTATTACCTTGTGATGGACTAACGGGTGGAGTATTTCCTGCTCCAAAACTAGGATTATAACTTCCCCCACCTCCAGAACCTCCTGGACTTAATGGAGCAGAAGGTGCAGTGGTACCTTGTCCTATACCACCTCCACCGCCTGTTGATGTTATTGTTGAAAAAATTGAATTTGAACCTCTATTTCCTGGAAGATTAGAAGTCGGATCACCTAGACAAGTAGTTCCAGCTCCACCTCCCCCCACTGTTATTGGATAAGGAGACGCTGAAACTGGTAAAGAAGCACATGTTGCTAAAGGAGATGCTGACCAACAACCTGATGTAGTTGGATTTTGAGATTCTCTATAACCACCTGCTCCACCGCCACCAGAATATCTCGTTCCTCCTGACCCTCCTCCAGCAAGAACCAAATAATCAATATTTGCATTTGAAGGCGTTCCTACTGATGAAACACAGAAAGTACCAGGACCTGTGAAAGTATGAATTTTGTAATTTCCACATGTTGTAATAGTTCCGCCTGTTGCTATTATAAAGTCATTACCTCTAACATTGGAAGTTGAATCCATTGTGTTTAACCAACCTTGTGTTGAATCTGTGTAAACAAAAGTTACTGATTGACCTTCTGTATTTAAAGTTACAGATGAATTTACTCCACCAATTTTATCTGTTCCATTAGGTGTAACGGTTACATTGTTTGTTTGCCAAGTCGCTGCGTAGTCAGCTAAACTTACAATATCTCCTGCACTACCTGCAGGTAAAGTAACTGTAATTACTCCACTTGTAGTATTTACAAAATACCCATTTCCTGAAACCGCTGTAAAGGAAGCTGTCTTCGCAGTCGTATCCCAATCCACTGTACCTGTACGACCAAAACCAGATTGAGTAGCACCAGCTGCTAAATTAATTGTATCTCCTGAAGCACCTAAAGTAATAGTTGTTCCACATTGACTAATAATACTTCCACCATCAACTGCTTTTAATGCATTTGATTTTAAATCCCCATTAACGGTTACTGGAACTCCTGCTGTAACTGTTACAGAATCTCCAGAATCTCCAACAGTAACTGTACCACAATTTGTTCTTGGACTAATTTTATTTACTTTTACTTCACTCATAATTTACCTATTGATATTTATACCTTATTATAACAATTCCGCTACCGCCTGTAGCACCAGATGTTCCAATACTTCCACCTGCTCCACCACCTGTGTTAGCAGTTCCGTTTGTTCCTACACCACATGTTGCACCATTTCCACCACCACCTATGCCTCCAGATCCAGCTCCACTAGGTCCACCTGCTCCACCTCCTCCTCCTGCATATGCAGTTGGTGTTCCACTAATTGAAGTTGTTGCACCTGCACCACCATTACCTGCAGGGTTATCTCCTCCCACTGCTGTTGCACCACCACCTGCTGCTGCAGGGCCTGGACCAGCAGAATTTCCACCATTATTTCCTTGAGGTGGACTTACTGGAGGAATATTTCCATTTCCTCCAGATACTGGTCCGTCTGCTGCTCCACCACCTGAACCTCCGTTTGCACCAGTTGATGGAGCAGGGGAACTATAACTTCCACCTAATCCTCCACCTGTTGATGTTATTGTTGAAAAAACTGAATTTGCTCCAGGACTACCTGCTCCAGGAAAAGATGCTGCTCCGCCACCTCCAACTGTAATTGGATAAGCTTGTGCTGTAACTGTAACTGCTGTTCCTCCAGGATTACCATTTAAAGGACTGGCTGTATAACAATCTGCTGAACTTTTATATTCTCTAAAACCACCTGCTCCTCCACCACCTCCATAACTTACACCTGATCCACCACCACCAGCTACTACCATATACGAAACTGTATTTTGTGGGGAAGAACAAGATATACAATTTACAGTAAAAGTACCTGGACCTGTAAATGTGTGAATTCTATAATCACCACAACAAGTTATTGTTCCACCTGAAGCACATATATATTGTACTGCTGCATCACCATCTGATCCATCAACAAAAACTTGCCAACCTTCTGTTGCATCTACATAAATAAATACTGCTCCAGAGTTTGATTTTTCCAACGTAAAATTATTTGTTGCTCCTCTAATATTCGATCCATTTCTTGCGATAGTACAAGCATTGTTCTCAAAAGTTCCTGCATAATCTTTTACATAAACAATATCTCCAGCCGAAGGAGTTGCAGGAAGTGTTACAGTAATAGTTCCACTAGTCGTATTCACAAAATACCCTGTTCCACTCACTGCTGTGAATGATGCCGTTTTAGCTGTGGTATCCCAGTCTACTGTTCCTGTTCTACCGAATCCTGTTTGACTTGCACCGCATGCAAGAGTAATGGTATCGCCACTTGCACCAAGTGTAATGGTTGAACCACATTTGTTAGCGATGTTAGCACCGCATTGATTTTGAATATTGTTTACTTTAATTGTACTTGCCATAATTATTGATATTTATACCTTATTACTACTATACCTGAACCGCCTGCGCCACCAGCAGCACTTGAACCTGTTGATCCTCCACCACCACCAGTGTTAGTTGTACCAGCTGACCCAACACCACCAGGTCCCACACCACCTGTACCACCACCACCTTTACCACCTGCACCAGCAGTTAAAGAAACTGGAGATTCTCCTCCGCCTCCACCACCACCAGCATAATATCTAAATGAACCACAAGGAACACCATTACTACCAAATCCAGTAGGCATTCCTGCTCCATCACCTCCATTTCCAGATGCTGTTGGAGTTAGCCCTCTACCATTACCACCATTTACTATAGCTCCACCACCTCCACCACTAGCGTGATCTGGCGATACTTCGGCAGAAGTACCACCATTAGTTCCTTGAGGAGGAGAAACGGGAGGAGTATTACCTGCTCCTCCAGGATTATTTAATGAACCTCCAGGACCACCACCACCTGAACCACCAGTACCTCCACTATCTCCACCACCAGAAGATGTAATTGTTGAAAAAATTGAATTTGACCCTTTACTACCACAAGCTGCTCCTCCTCCACCAACTGTAATTGGATAAGGTTGAACGGCAGCTGTTATTGCTGCTGGTGCAGCTAAAGGTTTTCCTGGATAAGATAATGGTGCTAAACTTGGTGCAGCAAATCTAAATCCACCACCTCCACCTCCACCTCTTGTATTACCACTTTGTCCTGATCCACCACCACCTCCAGCGACTACAACATATTCTAATGAATTTGAACCACATGCATTACCTGCACATGATACACAAAATGTTCCAGGACCTGTAAATGTGTGTATTTTGTAATCTCCGCAACAAGTAATTGTACCACCTGTTGCTGTTACATATAAAGCATTTGATTCTTGTGATGTATCTGTAGATTCATTGGTTACTAGCCAACCTTTAGTACCATCAACATAAATAAAAGTTTTCGAAGTACCATTTGTATTATAAGTAGGATTTATAGTTCCATCTACTCCACCAATGGGTGAACCATTACCATCTACTGTTAAATTATTTGTTGCAAATGTAAAAGCATAATCTTTAAATGCCACAATGTCACCAGCTGAAGGTGTTGCAGGGAGAGTTAAAGTTATAGCACCACTAGTTGTGTTTACAAAATAACCATTACCACTTACAGCAGTAAAACTAGCAGTCTTTGCTGTAGTGTCCCAATCAACAGTTCCAGTTCTTCCAAAACCAGTCTGCGTTGCTCCACAAGCTAATTGAATAGTGTCACCTGATTGACCAATCGTTAATGTTGATCCGCATTGTGATGATATTTGATTGACTTCTATTTTACTCATTAAATTATTACCAATGTTCCTGTTACTGTTTGTGTTCCAGTAATAGTTACTGGTCCTGCTAATACGCCTGAATCTAGAGTTTGGTCTTCAGATAAAGTAGAATTGTGTGTAACGACAAAAGTTGTT